GGGGTGAGGCGCTCTTTGACGGAGCACTCGACGCCGTGGATCTGACACTCAGAGGGCTTAGCTGAGGTGGCATAATCCGCGTTTTCCATAGTCACTTTGGTCGTGTAGCCAGCATCGTAGGCATTGTAATCAGTCGCCATGATCACTGTGCCTAGAGCTTGCCCCGCGGCGTTGAAATCGGAGGAAGTGCTGCGGAACTCGAAGACGATCCCGTTTGGCTCCCATTGGTCGAATTGGTTGGCAATGTTGGAGAGCCAGGGGAAGGTGGCGGAGTTGGCGGGGGTGATGCCGAAGGACTGCACGTTGAAGGCGGTAGAGGTACCGGAGAGAGGCCCGGAGACGATGTCTCCGAGGTACTCGCGTTCCATGAACCGCACTCCACGCTTACCATGATTGAGTGTTTGGACAGTAGATGTCGAATTAGTTGACCCAACCATGAGGGAGTTAGACTGGACAGCATAGTCGCCGTGACCGAAGTAACGGGCGAGAGCAGATCCAGCGTTCGCTCCCAAGTCGCCGACGCCAAACGCGTTACCAGCCACTCTTCCGAGTGATGTGGCAACGCGGTTGACCGCCGTTTTCCCACCAGCGTCCTTTGTAAGAGTTCGCTCGAGATGGTCGATTTTGGCTTCGAGCCTTGGTAGGCCAGGAGACATCGCGACCACAGTAGGGGTATAGTCCCCGCGCCCTTTGTACCCGGGTGGTCCTCCGGGGGGGCGGGGACCGCGCTTCTTTTGTTGTTGTTTTTGCTTCATTTGATGATATTTTCTCGCGTAATGGATGTTTAAAGTAAACTCATCCAGGGGTCTCCATAGCGACCCCTGTCCATTACGCCGTCGTATTGCCCTAGGCGCTCCCAGTGCCACCGGAATTGGTGGCAGTGGGGCGTCTGGACCGACGGCTAGCCTTCTCCTCGGTTCGGCGTTCCGCGGCGAGATAAACGGGATCCACAGCTAAGGGTGGGTCGTTCTCGACGGGTGCGCGCCATGTTGGGCGGCTAGTGGAGCCGGAGGCCTTCCGGTTCCCTTCAGGAGCGTCGGTGTGGAACCGACGGGCGGGTGGACGCTCCTGGTAGGTTGGCTTGGTCTTCAAGCGGTTGTTCCTCGCTTGGTCCTCCGCCTCGGGGACTACCGTGGGTGTCTTAGGGACGTTGTTAATGTTGCGCGGTGAGCGTTCCTTGACTTCCTTCCGGTCACGCGATGGTCGCGTGGCTGTGCCCGTCTGGGGGCCCAGTCTAGCAGCTACTTGTTCAGAACGAACAAGCGGTTCATCGGTCACTGCGATGGGATCTGCTAATCCCATCCCGAATTGGACGCCATCTACTACTGTGGGCGCGATGAAACCTTTGAGCTCGAGGTCTGGTGCAACGGTTGGTGGGCTAAGGCAGTCGGTGACGGTTTGGACTGTGGCCAACCACTCTAGAAAGTGATCAGCGCAGTCTTGCGTCACGGACATGGCATAGTCATCCATCCAACCGCTGTTGTTGTTGTTTGGGTATTGCTCGCTCTGGACCACTGTAGTGCCCCAGCGGGCAGACAATGGTTCAAAGGGAACAAGGAGCTCAGGTTTGGCAATCTCTACGACCCGCCGGACAAAGTCACCCAGAATGGGTGTCTTGCCGTCGGAGAGGTAGAAGCCGCGCGCCTTCTCAATGAGCTTGTCCTCAGCTGTTACACTGGGTGGCAAGCGCGTGGTGAGGTGGAATTTCGGCAGCTGTCGTGCCAGATCGCAGCAACTATCGGTATCTCCATTCCATACATCGGGTCCGTAGATCCGAGCTAGGAAGGTTACACCTAGGTTGCCGCGCATGATCTTCTCCGTTTCCAGAGTGAGACCCAGCATTTTGGCTGCTTTGAGATGCCTCTCAGGTTCCAAGTTGGCCGTTAGTCCGTCGTCACCCCCGTAGAGGCCAAGACTGTTCCAGGCGATGGTTGGTGCGACTCCGGCCGTGTCACTCTCAATTCTGAACGCGACGTAGGAAACGAAAGCGTTGATGAGAGTGTTGAAGGCGGAAGTCTCAGGACTGCCTGAAGCTCTAGACAAACCGGTATGATACTTCGTGCCTCGGCGTCCGAAGGCGGAGAGGTTTGTTTGAGAAGTCATCAGTTCGTGTAGTTCTTGGTGGTGGGAAGGGTGGAATAGGGCGTTGGCGACAGCCAGCTGAACTTCGATCGTCGCGTTGTTCATGTGGCCGTCAAACTTGGAGAAGTCGGTATTGGTGGCGAAGTTGGCTTCACGCACTACGTCGCAAACCCGCGCGGCTATGGCGGCCGGGGTTCGGGAGAATGCGTACCAAGGCATCTCTGACAAGTAGTCGGAGAGAGAGTAGATGTAGGACGAATAATCGCGTTTGTCGACGGGGCAGATTGTTGAGATCATGCGCGGGGCTTTTGGCCCCGCGTAAGACTCAGCCTTCATGAACGACTGGACGACCCGTTTAGGTAGAATCCACATGGATCGCTCCAAAATGGACCGTTGGGATGGTCGTGGTTGTCGATTGAAGACTTCCTGAATGTCTGTTGGGAACAAGGTGTGTCGGGAGGCGGGTGGTACAACCAGGTCCACGAACTCCGTGATGAGCCGTGACATGAACACCGAAATGGTGACATTTCGTCCTTGGTTGACAACGCGTTCCGTGGCGGCCATTTGCTCGTTTTCACGGCTTAGGTCGGGCACGAATACCCCACGGACCAGTGGCTGCATGAATGATTCCATGCAGGCTTTGTCCTGTTCGACACCCTCGCCAATGGTGTACTTGTGGAAGGCTTCTGAAGGCGGGGACACTGAGTGACGCATGGGGGCGTGTTTGACAGAGTGGTACCCACACAAAAGGGCTCCGTAGGCTTGACGGCTAACGGGATCGTCCTTGACGGCAGGGGGAAGTAGCCTCTCGACAGCTGCTGTTGTGAGTTTGCTGGAGATGCGTGCTACGTCCGCGATGGCGTCATTGATGGCGACGGGGATGGTCGCGCTGTGTGTAGACATCGGAGTGCAGATGCTTATGTCGTGCTGAGTTGACGACCGCCGTAACGAAAGGCGGAGGTAACCATTGTCGAAGAGCGAGAGTCGTTTGAGCGGATAGCCTCCCAGACTGGAGGCTGACCAGTAGCTAAGCCACCCACACCAATGTGTTTGTGGTATGAGTAGGATGACTTGGTGGTCCGCATCGACGTGTCGGCGTTCGACTTGGTAGCTCTTCACCACTGGAAACCAGAATGAGGATTCAAACGGGCTCCAGGAGTGACGTGTCACGACTAGATGATCAGCATTGTAATCCCAGACCTGGTGTTGGTAGGCGCCGCTGCCACTGACTGTGTATGAGAACACAGAGTCCTCGTTGCACGTAAACGTGTAGTCAGAGCGAACGGCGCCTGGCGCTG